CGGTATTTACGTCTTTTACATCTTCATTATTTTCAGGTTGCGAACCTGACTTGTCGCTATTCTGTTCTGCCATTGTGTTTCTCCTTTTTTGTTTTTGTCGTTGCGGTCAAATCTCTGACATCTCTGACATCTCTGTAAGCTTTGTCATCTTTGTCATCTTTGTGAGCGAAACGCAAAATGGTTTTGAGTTTATCCATTACTTCCCTTTCGTATTAATCAGTATCGCCCTTAACTGTTTCACTGCTTGTCTATGGGTTAAAGGCTTTTTACTGAACTCTCGGTTTGGGCTTACTACCTTCTCCCCGCCCTTTACTTGTCTCAACTTGTATGGCATTGGTCACACCTGTGGTCACACCTGTCTTTAATAAATCAGCATATATCTGTTTCTCTTTAACAGCGTTCTTTTTATCAGTATCGGATGATTTCTGATTTAACTTGGCGATGGTCTCTGCATCGGGGATGCCGGTAACCGGTTCATCACCTGCCTGAATGCCCAAATATTTATTTAAAACCTGCGCCCGTTCGCTTTCTTTCAAAACACCAGGCAATAAGAGTTTATCAATCTGGATGTAATCCCTGATATCAGGAGATTGTTCATCAATAAGTTTCTGATGAAGGTCGGTATGGGCAATAGCTATTGTCTGCGTTTTTACCGGAAGCTCTTTAAATTCAGGCGATATGATAAACTTCCTATGCGTCTCGTGATGGATGGCATGGTTATCATACTTAAACATCGGGTCGTCATTTAAAACAATGTCTTCGCCTGTTTCGGGGTCTGGTTCAGCAAGCATCACGGTTACTTCACCGGATGCTATAGAAACATTCTCCGCCTCTGCCCGTTCAACATCGTTGTCCACTTCATCAGTGAACGTACTCATGCCCATTCTCTGTAAAACTTCCTGCCGGATAGTCGGGGAAACATCACCGTCTTTAAAGAAACCTGCCTGAATCATGTTGAGCATCATTTGAGCTTGACCGGACTTAGTGCCGATCAAACCGGAATCTAATTCCAGCCTGACATCGGTATTCCCTCGTAAATCGGAGGCTTTGAACTTCTGAATCTTTACCTTATTACCACGGCCCAAAGTCTTAATAAGCCGTTCTTCGGTAAATACTTCCTGCGCAATCAAAAGACGTTTCTTATAAACTCTCGTAAGGGAACGATTGAATCTCTCCCAGTCAGGGTAGCGTCCTCTTTCTGCTGTTTCTCTTAACCCCTCTGTTAAGACACCACTTGCATTTGCTGACGGTTGTTGACCTTGTAAGACGTTCTTCGGGTCGCCGGAAGCGTCCTGAAATCCTTGTCTCTGTATTCGTCTTTCTTCCAATACCTGCGGAGGTAATGGCGTTCCTTCCTTGAACTCCGGTTTTTGCCCCATGATCGGATTGTAACTCAAGGCCAAAAACCCATGACCGCCAAGCCCAATCTTCTTTAACCCGATTTCTCCGGGGGTAAGAACTTTCGGCCTTCCAATTCCTTTACGGTTAATGGCTAACGCCTGATCTATTGCATTGATAATGTTCTGCGGAGAAATAAGGTCGTTCACGCCGGGGTCTGACCAAAACCGACCCGGAACATAATTATAATGAAAGTCTGTTAAAGTGTAATACCAATCATCTGTGGTTGAATGAATAGGGAGTCTGTCAATCTTCTTAATAACATTACCACCACAACATACAACATAATATCCGTTTGGGTGTTCTTTTATTGGGGCAAATTCAACTTCTCTGAAAAGAACCAGCCCGTCATCATCCTCGCTAAAATTGGAAATGGTCATCGGTCTTCCCTTCCACGGACTGACGCTCTGAACCAATTTGCTTAAATATCTCTGGTAGTCAATTTGTGACCTGTTTTCGTCTTTGTTTTCAATCTTAGTCTTATAGGTATCCTCAACCCATTCTTTGTCTTTTAGTGATTGAACTCCTATCCATCGTTTTTGCGATAATTTGTCGCCTAGACTATCCAGGCGGACATTGAAAGGTAGAATACACTCGGTAGCTTCATCACCTGTTTTTGAACCGTCAGGAAGCCATACACCACCGTCAGCATCAGCGTAAGTCCGCATGAACGCAGTCCCGGCAATGCAAATCATAATGACAAGTTTCTCTTTTTCGTCAAAGAAACGTCCATCATGCGCCTGATCTAAACTAACCAGAAGTGCTTGCCCTGCGTCACCGGCTTGAATATCCTCTTTCTCGTTTGTGTTAGGCCACACTCTAGGAATCATCTTCTGATTCATCAGCATGGCTTTTACACTTCTGACGTATTCCCGTATCTCATTGGTTACAGGTGTAGGAATAAAAGGCAATGTACGTCTACGGAACTGACCACTTGACACAACGTACTCAAGATACTGCTCACCTATGTAATATAGAAGATTACGGGCAATGATCTGCTCCATCATTTGACGGGAAGTGTCTAAACGATCATCAAAGAATCCATCTATGGCTAACTTCAAACTATCTTTGTCTTTGAAGATTTCTTTCCGCACCTGAAGTCCTCACATCTTACACTGGAATACCACGTTCAAGTTGTTGTTCATATATTTCTTCCGGAGTCAAAGGTTTAGCAGGCCCACGCGCGACTTCACCCTGGACAAATGTTTCAAAATTCCTCGCCATGATACGGTCAAGCAGGTCTTTTTCCTTTGCATCCCACTTATTCATAAGATCGTGAATCAAATAACACTGCGAGGCTATAACAATTAAAAGAGCAATAATTACGATGATTTCAATAATCATTTCAATAATCATATAAGGCGTCCTCCATTTCCTCAGCTTTTTTTACATCTTCCCAAATCTGTTCGCGTTCAAGTTTTACGATATCATTGATAGAAGGCTGTTTTTTGACCTCTGCCAATGAACTTATTGCCCTTATGGGTCTTTCAACCATGATATGGGCGCACTCATCCGCACAATGATCTTCACCAGAACTATCTATATCCTCAATGTTGTTATCATCAACGATAAGAGACGGAATTGTCCTGATAAAATGATTACATGAAGCGTAAACCTGCAACATCGGAATGCCGTTTACAACTCCATCCGCATCTCTGGGAACTTTCAAATGTTCGTGAAATTGCCTCCACTTCAAAACTCTCGATGGGTCTCCCGGCTGCATCTGCAACCCTGAGTTCATGAAAACCTCAGCAGTCGAAGGCATCTGACCGCCTCCACGGTAATCAGGTTTTTTGTTAAAACAAGTCGGGTCACATAAACGCTTAATCCCAGGATTGTAAATCTTCATCCCCAGGCGTTCTTCAACGTCATTCAAACCCATGATCTGTTCTCGTTTAATAATTCCAGCGGCAACTTCTGTATCGGAAATCCTCATCCCGGTGTTGGGGCTTCCACCCCATCCGTACCACTCTGAAAATCTATATTTCCTTCCATCCGAATCAATCCACCACCAACCAATAGAAAACGGCGCACCAAAACCCCAGTCATAGGTCATAAATAAAGGCGCACCCTCCGGATAAAGCCTCTGTTTACCATCCTTATGGATGAATTTCATGTCCTCAACAACATGATACGCCCTTGACCATTCCTGAAACGCCTGTCCCTTAAATAAATCCCATGAACCGTCTCTGAAAGCAGCCCTTAAATGAGGCGGTAATGTCTGCAATTGCGCCCAGTAAGCATCATCTAAATAAGGATTGTCCTCTGCTTTTGATGGTATATAAACAAACGTCTTTGAGTAATCCACAGGCTTTAAAAACTCCTCTGGAAATATCTTGTCCATCCAAAGAGCTTTCACAAAAGCATGACCAATACCACCTGGGTTCGTTGCACCCAAAAAAACACAATCCATATCCGGTATACCAGGCCAACGCATTCTCATCCGCAAGTCAGTAAAGGTGTTCAAATCGTTCTTAGTAAACTCATCAACTAAAATCGCAGCAAATTCGGAAGACTGATACTTTGACGGATCATCCAAATTCCTTAAACAAATAACCCCTGACCCATAAGCCTTATTCAAAATAAAACAACGCCCATATTCCCTATGGTCAACGTACATACTACCCAACCACGCCGGAAACTCACGCGCCATCTTGACGATCTGACGATCCTTTAAACTGGGATAGTCCTCACAGGCCAACATGACCTGAACGTATTCAAGATTGTACTTCGTGGCGTAATTAACCAACAACCTGACCGCCATCCAACGCAAAAAATACGACTTGCCACCCCCCAATGCGCCACCGTACAACAGATACTTATATAACCCAGAATCAAGCGCCTGAACTGCACTCAACTGCCTATCGGTAAACTTAGCTACATCAACATCAAAGTTGAACTCCGGCCTCGTCTCTATCTTCGGTCTGCTTGACATTCTTGCCATTGCACTCTTCCTGAATATCCTGACGTCGATAACGTCGTAAACCCTTTGTCCCTTTTAAATCCTAAAGTCTGTTACATGGTATGTCTAGGATGACCACACCCCGCCATGAAGGGGATACCCCCCCGGTCTCCCCCCATACAAAAAAGAATTATTTTTTTTGGCCCGCGTTTTTGACCCGCGTCCGCCGCCTGGCTCCCGCGCCCGCACCGGCACCTGGACGCTTGGGCGACGCCCTCCATGCATATCCTCCACTTTTGACGATGAATTAAGGATAACGTCTTATAACCCATATTATGTAAACATACACATTCAATCATTTCGATCACTTAGCTGGTGGAGGACTTTATCATCTTGTATTATGTCAACTATTTCCCCATCTCCGGCAGATTGTGCCTGGCCGCCCTCCACTCTGGCGCCTACGCTCACCCGGCAATTATCTCCCCGCACCAGCACTAGGACTGGCTGCTTATCCGTGCTCTGGCCAAGCTCTGCCTTTTCTTTGTCGAATAGCTGGGCTACTGCGAGGACTCGGCTGCCTACCGGAGACTTTTTAATATCCTCATCCGTGATACTGGCCAATAGCCTGTGCTGCATCCCTGCAAGTATCATTGCCCTGTTGCTGATGTAGCTATCTACTTTTTCCTTAATTATTCCGTAGGCTTTCAGTGTCCGGTGGACGTGGGCATGATCGCAGCCTGCTACGGCGGCGATTTGATTTTTGTTTAGTGACGGGTGTGCTTGCTTTGTTGAGATGATTTTCTGTTGCAATTCTGTTGGCGGCCTTGGCGGGCGTGGCGTGGTTAGTTGTTTTTTTTTAACT